AAACTATGAAAAAGAACTCTCTTGAAGGTTTTATCGCCCGTTACAACTTGGGTGGTGAGGTTGAGTCAGTAAAAGTGAACTCAACTGACGCTGGAATGGAAGTATCATTCATTTCTGATGACAAAACTCTTTTGGGTAGTGTATCGAGTGAAGAAACTGAATTCCCAAATGGTGAGTATGGTGTTTACACTACCTCACAACTAAAAGGTCTACTCGGTGTATTGGGTAGTCAAGTTGATGTTAAGGAAGGTGAAGCTGCATTGGTATTCTCTGATGGTAAGACTTCAGTTAACTATATGTTGGCTGACCTATCAGTAATTCCTGTGGTTCCTGAATTGAAACAACTTCCACCATTTACATCTACAATCAATATGGATGGTGACTTTATTGCTACCTTTACAAAAGCAAAGGGTGCTATGTCTGATTCAGACACCTTTACATTTACTTGTAAAGAAAACAAAGGTGAGGTAATTTTGGGTTACTCTAAAATCAACTCAAACCGAATCTCAATGGTTGTGGATTGTACTTGTGAAAGTGATGTCGAACCGATTTCATTCTCAGCTAAGTACTTGAAAGAAATCCTCAACGCAAATCGTGGTGCTAAGTCATCTTCATTGAAGATTTCACCACAAGGTCTTGCTCACGTTTCATTTGAGCACGATGGGTTTAAGTCTAATTACTATTTAGTAGAGATTAAGTAATATGCAGTTTTGGGACACGGAGCCAGCGAAGCCAGAGTTTAACTACGACAATGAGAAGAAGAAGTTCATAGAGAATATGGATTATCTTGCATCTATGTCAGTAGAAGAACAAACGCTTTACAAAAAGTGGGATGAATGGAATTCAGACCTACAATCATCAATGAAGAGAAAAGCCGCAATGGCTCAGTATATTGACCAACTTTGGTCACCTACTGATATTATGGATAAGGAACAAACAATCAAAGAGATTGAGGACCTTGACCCATATGTTGAGATTGTAGAGGATTCTAAAGAATCTACACGCTGGACTGAAATCCGAAAGTTAATCCATACAATGTCATTTACAGCTAATCCGGGTCGTAATGTAAAACTATACATTAAAGACCGAGTTAGTGGTAAGTTGTTAGGATTGGTTTCGTTGGGTTCTGATGTCACCTCATTGGGAGTTCGTGATACCTACATCGGGTGGTCAAAGGAGAACAAGTTTCAAGATGGTAAATTAAACCACACCACAATCGCAAGTACTATTGTATGTACTCAACCATTAGGTTACAATTTCTTAGGTGGTAAGTTAGTCGCATGTATGACTACATCTCCTGTCGTTCGTGAACATTGGAAAGAAAAGTACGGACAAGAATTAATCGCAGTCGGAACTACCTCTTTGTATGGTATCCACTCCCAATATAATGGTATCCCTCATTTCAAAACATTAGGTGAGTCTGCTGGAAAGGTTGCTACTAAACCAGATGATTCAGTATACGAAGTTTGGCACCATTGGTTAAAAGAAAATCAAAAAGATGAGTATGAAAGACACACTACTCAAAAAGATGGTATCGAAGGGCCAGTATCGGGTGTAAAGCAACGTATACTTACGATGATTTTCAAAGAGTTGGGAATCAAACAATCTCACTATATGCACGGATTCAAACGAGGTGTATACTTTGCTCAAATGTATGACAATGGAAACGAGTTTCTTCGTAATGAAATAGATGCAAGTGAGTTGAAGTTAAAGAAGAAGTTTGAAGATGGTGATGAGTACACTATGAATTGGTGGAAACCTAAAGCTATTCGTAGATACACCAAATTATTCGATGAGGGTCGTATCAAACCAGAACCACTATTTTACCTTGACATCATTGGTATGTCTTGGGAAGACGCAAAGAAAAAATACTTAAACGAAGTTGGCCGATGAGTAATTCACTATGGGTTGAAAAATACCGACCAGACACATTAGAAGGTTATGTTGGAAACGAACATATCCTTGAAAAAGTAAAGATTTACATTGAGAATGAGGATGTACCTCACTTGTTACTCTATGGAGTAGCTGGTACTGGTAAGACTACTCTTGCTAAAATCATCACCAATCAGATTGATTGTGATGTGATGTACATCAACGCTTCGGATGAAAACTCCGTAGACGCAGTTCGTGATAAGATTCGTGGATTTGCATCATCTATGGGATTCCGTAAGTGGAAAGTTGTAATATTAGATGAGTCAGACTACTTGACACCAAATGCTCAAGCAGCACTCCGTAATCTAATGGAGACTTTCAGTAAATCAACTCGTTTCATTTTGACTTGTAATTATGTAGAGAAGGTCATTGACCCTATCCAATCACGATGTCAGACATTCGCTATTACACCTCCATCAAAGAAAGAGGTTGCTAAACGATTATTTGACATTCTAAACGAAGAGGGTGTTGAGTTCAACAAAGAGGACCTTGCTATTCTCGTGAATAGTGGATACCCTGATATTCGTAGAGTTCTAAACGCAGCTCAACGACAAGTGGTTGGTGGTAAGTTGAAGATTGACACTACATCTACAATTCAAGCAAACTACACCGATGATGTAATCAAAGTATTACAAAAGAGTGGTGATATTAAACAACAATTCACCGAAATCAGACAAATCATCGCTGATTCAAAAGTTAAAGATTTTACACCATTGTATCGCTCACTTTATGATGAGGTAGATAACTACGCAAGTGGTAAAGTGGGTCAGACCATCCTAAACATCGCAGATGGTCAATACAAAGACGCAATGGTGGTTGATAAAGAAATCAACGTAATGGCGATGATGTTAAATATATTAATTACATTAGGAAAGTAAATTATGGCAAAATCACAAGAATTGTTTGAGCAGATGCAGGAGTTGTTTGCTCAATTTGAAACGGAACACAATGGTACAACCAAAGCATCTAAAACTCGTGCTCGTAAAGCAATCAACGAGTTGAAGAAGTTGGTAACCGACTATCGTAAAGCATCAGTAGAAGAAAACAAATAAATTATGGCAAAGGTAATTAGAGTTGAAACTGACTATCGTTTCTACGCTGCAGAACTAACCGATGAACAACTTGCTCTTTACAAAGAAGATGAAGATAAATTTTGGGATGAGTTTTGGGATTGGGATGTTGAGTTTGAATTTACACGAGATAAAGATGGTGGAACTGACTACCGAATAGAAGAATAATATGGCTAAAAAAGGAAAAATAGTAGAAATGGGACAACCTGCAAAGTCCCCACAAATGAATTTGGATGTTACGAAGTTGAAGAACGTAACCTGCCCACAATGTGATGGTATCTTCTTCGATGAACTACAAATGTTCAAAGAGGTATCCGCAATGCAATCTCCAAATGGTCAACCATCGATGTTACCAATCCCAGTTGTTGTATGTAACAATTGTGGTACGGTACATCCTAAGTTTACACCAAAAGAGTTATTTGAAGATGTCCGAAGCGAAGAAAAGTAAGACATTATTTCAACATCTATCGGGAATCAAGGAAAAGAAAGAACCTTGGGAGTCCCTCTCAGTTATGGATAGAAAAAGTTTTGAACCATTTATGGTCAATCGATTCTTGTCTATGAATATGGGACTTCTTGAGCTGGTCAACGAGTTACAAAAGTATACTATTGGTCAGCTCAATCCGAAGGATGTTTATAAGTTGTATTTGGATGTTCTACCCAAGAAAAAGTCATTCGACAAATATGTAAAGGGTAGTAAAGAGTCCAAAC